CGAGCGGTTCATTGGGATTTCCCAGCGCGGACCTATGCCAGTTCCCTTGCGCTACTACGCCGCCCACACAGGACGGTGGGGTGGTGATGACAAGTTGAACCTGCAAAACCTGCCGAGGAACTCTCCCCTGAAGAAGTCCATCTTGGCCCCTGATGGGTACATGATGATTGACTCAGACTCATCGCAGATTGAAGCACGTACGCTGGCATGGCTAGCTGGGCAAGACGACTTAGTGGAGGCATTTGACCGTGGCGAGGACGTTTACAAAATCATGGCATCTGCTATTTACGGCAAGCCAGTCTCGGAGATTTCCAAGGACGAAAGGTTCGTTGGCAAGACGACAATCTTGGGCGCAGGGTACGGCATGGGGGCGGCAAAATTCCAAATACAGCTTAAAAATTTTGGAGTTGCTATCGAGCTTGATGAAGCCAAGCGGATCATCGACACGTACCGCCGCACGTACCCAAGGATCACTGAGTTGTGGAAAGCCGCAGGGGGCATCCTTGGAGCCATCATCGGCAACCAATCCACCGAGCTTGGCCGAGGCGGTGTTCTGAAAGTGCAGGGCACCAAAGGTATCTTGTTGCCGAACGGCCTATACCTGCGCTACCCCAACCTGCGCCAATCCGTCAACGAGGAAGACGGCAAAACCGAGTACGTGTACGACACCAAGAAGGGTAAGGCCACAATCCCCAACCGCATCTATGGCGGCAAGGTGGTGGAGAACGTCTGCCAAGCCCTCGCTCGGATTGTGATCGGCGATCAGATGTTGCTGGTTGCGAAGAAGTACCAAGTGGTCATGACAGTGCATGACGCGATCGCTTGCATCGTGCCCGAGACCGAGGTGGAACGTGCTGTCGAGTACGTTGAATTGTGTATGCGTATACGTCCGCAGTGGGGGCCCGAGCTCCCGCTTAACTGCGAATCTGGTTCAGGCAAAAGCTACGGGGACTGCTGATGAGAAAACTACTCAACCAAATAATCCAGTGGGCGCTACGTGAGGAAGACCGGCGGGGGCTAAGCGTTGGCAAATGTGAGACTGTGCGCAGTGACACCATACCCTCGTTCCGCATTGGTGTTATGAAGGCGATGAACGGACGCATCTTGGAGGTGAGCACGTACAAGCCCAACAACCACGGACCTGACTGGACAAACGAGATGTTCATCGTGCCCGAGGATCAAACGCTTACGCAAGCACTCACAACACTTTTAATTCTGAAGGGGCTCAACACATGAGCATCGTCTGGTCATTCAGTAGCCTCAAGACATTCCAGCAATGTCCGAAGAAGTATTACCACACCAAGATTGCCAAGGATGTTGTTGAGCCAGACACCACGGCCACGCTGTACGGGAAGTCGGCCCACACCGTTGCGGAGGAATACATTCGTGACGGTAAACCAGTTCCCCCTCAGTTTGCGTACATGCAAGAAATGCTGGACAACCTCAAAGCAATCCCCGGTGAGAAGCACTGCGAAATGATGTTGGGCTTCACCAAGGACTTGGAAGCGTGTGAGTTCCACGCACCGAACGTCTGGTGGCATGGCATCGCCGACTTGGTCGTGATCAACGAGGAAAAGAAGATGGCCTACTCTGTGGACTACAAGACCAGCAAGAGTGCCCGGTACGCTGACGTGAAGCAGTTGGACTTGGTGGCGACAGGCATCTTTGCCAAGTTCCCCAAGATCGAGCGGATCAAGTCGGCGCTTTTGTTCGTTGTAAGTAAAGAGTTTGTCAAAGCCGAGCACCACGCCGAGATGGTGCCCAAGTACGTAGAAAAACCTGCGCGAGATGTTGCACGAATCGAGGCGGCATTGGAAAATGGGGTTTGGAATCCCGTCCAAGGACCCCTGTGCAAGTTCTGTTCAGTCAAACAATGCGAATACAACAGGAGCTGAAGATGGAAAACCAAGAAACCGATACCGCCCTTATCCTTGAAAACGAACTCAAGCGCCGGGTAACCGAAGTCCTTGGCACGATCGTGCACAAGGTAGTAAAAAAGCAACTGGAGCAAGCGTTCTCCGAGCAGAAGCATCAAATGATGATGGAAATCAGCATCGCAGTGGGCAAGATGCTCCGAGTCGTTGAGGAAGAAGGACGCAACCCGTTGTGGACTGCAACCCCCGAGGAGTTTGGTCTGAAGAAAGAAGACCTGAACACCCACATGATTTCAAGAGGTTAACCATGCCCTACACCAAAACCCCCCGACCATACAAACATGAATATCAATTACAGAAAGCCCGAGGAGAAGGGCCAGCACGAGCTGAACGCCAACGTGCACGAGAGACCATCGACAAGAAGCACCCCGACCGAGACGGTGATGGCAAGGCTGACATCCGCGAAGGCAAAGATGTTGCACACGTCAAGGCTCTATCTAAAGGTGGAACCAACGGACACGGTGTGCGCATCGAAAGCGCGGCCAAGAACCGTTCGTTCAAACGCAACAGCAACCACAAGCTGGTGACCGAGACCAGCACGAAGGAACGGAAGAAGAAATGACCCCCGAGCAAATCTGGCTGCTGAAGTATGGCCGGGGGTGGGTGCATTGGTATGAGCTTGCGGATGAAGATGGGGACGGTGTAGACGATTTAGTTCAACGGATGCACGAGGCCCGACTGCTCAAGACCGACAGCAACCGCATGTGCGTTAGACTTAAAACAGAGAAGGAAAGAAATGAATCTATCAGAGTATGAGTGGCCCCGTCCCCATGGGTTCACTCCGTTCGTACATCAGAAGTCAACAGCAGAGTTTTTGATTAGTAACCGCAAGGCGTTTTGCTTCAACGAGCAAGGCACCGGCAAAACAGCATCAGTGATCTGGGCCGTTGACTACCTCATGAACATCGGCCTCGTGCGCCGAGTGCTTGTCATCTGCCCTTTGTCGATCATGAAGTCGGCTTGGCAGGGCGACCTGTTCAAGTTTGCGATCCACCGCACAGTCTCTGTCGCCTACGGCAGTGCACGTAAGCGCAAGGAGATCATCAACGCTGGGGCTGAGTTCGTCATCATCAACTTCGATGGTGTCGGCATCGTCAAGGACGAGATCATCAACGGCGGGTTTGACCTGATCGTTGTGGACGAGGCGTCTGCGTATAAGAACGCACAGACAAGCCGCTGGAAAGACCTGCGAGACCTAACAAGAGTTATCAAGGGCTTGTGGATGTTGACGGGTACACCCGCCGCGCAGTCTCCCGCCGATGCGTTTGGTCTGGCAAAGCTGGTCAACCCCAAGGGTGTGCCGCAGTTCTTCACGCACTTCAAAGACATGGTGATGACCAAGGTCAGCCAGTATCGGTACATCCCGAAGCCGACTGCGAAGCACATTGTGCACACCGCACTGCAACCCGCAATCCGGTTTGAGAAGCGCCAGTGCATCGACCTGCCCCCGCTGACGTTCGTTGAACGTGATGCCCCGTTGACTCCCCAGCAAGCTGGCTTCTACAAGTTACTTAAGAAGGAGATGATGATCGAGGCCGCAGGGGAGGAAATCTCAGCCGTCAACGCCGCCACCCAGATCAACAAGCTGCTCCAGATTTCATGTGGCTCGATCTACACCGACACAGGCGAGGTCGTGGACTTTGACGTGAGCAACCGACTCAACGTGGTGCAGGAGATCGTGGACGAGTGCAGTAACAAGGTGCTTATCTTTGTGCCATTCACGCACTCGATCGCATTACTTGAGAAGCACTTAACAAAGAACAACATCACTTGCGAGATCATCAACGGCAGTGTGTCGGTGAACAAACGTGCAGACGTGGTACAGCGGTTTCAGTCTCAGGAAAACCCGAAGGTGCTCATCATCCAGCCGCAAGCCGCATCCCACGGGCTTACCCTAACTGCCGCCGACACCATTATTTGGTACGCTCCTTGCACCAGCGTAGAAACGTACTTGCAAGCCAACGCACGTATCGACCGCCCCGGTCAGGTCAACCCCATGACCATCGTCCACATCCGTGGAAGCCAAGTCGAAAGCCGCCTGTACTCCATGTTGCAAAACAACGTGGCAGGACACAAAGAAATCATCGACCTCTACCAAGAAGAAATTTTTGAAGAAACCTCTTGACACTGTCAAGAGTTGTGGTAGAGTACCCCACCAACCAAGGAGAAAAAGTATGGACGAAGAAGTTCAGGGGCAAGATTCCCCCCAATATGACCTAGACAAGCTGACCGCCATCTACCTCAAGATGCGCGACAAACGGGACGACATGCGCCGTGAGGCCGAGGCCCGAGAAAAAGAAATCGAAGAGCAGATGAGCATCATCGAAGCCGAGATGCTCGAAGTCTGCAAGCAAATGAACGCCGACAGCGTTCGCACCCCACATGGCACGATCATCCGTTCCGTAAAGTCACGGTACTGGACGAATGATTGGGATTCGATGTATCAGTTCATCAAAGAACACGATGCGTTTGGCCTGTTGGAAAAGAGACTTCATCAGACACACCTGAAAGAGTTTCTTTCCGAGAATCCCAACACGTTCCCCATCGGGGTCAACGTGGAAAATTCGTACTCCGTGGTTGTTAGACGTTCCAAAGGAAATTAAGATGAGCAATATCACACTCTTGAATCAAGACCTCCCCGACTTTCTGCAACAAGCAGGTGTCAGTGATCTTACAAAATCCCTCGCTGGTAAAACCGGCGTCAAACGTATCGTGCCGAAGAACGGCATCTTCCGCAAGGTAGTCGGCGGTGAGGAAATGGGCAAGGTGAAAGGCAATCTCAATGCCATCATCGTGAACGCATCCCCCAAAGTTGGCCGCATCTTCTACGCAAAGCAGTGGACTCCCGATGCCGAGCCGACCGCACCCGACTGCTTCAGCAATGACGGCAATGTCCCGGACGCAGGTTCAGCCAATGCGCAATCCGATCGTTGCGACACCTGCGCTCAGAACATCAAAGGTTCGGGCATGGGTAACTCCAAGGCTTGCCGTTACAGCCAGCGCATTGCGATGGTGTTGGAAGAAGACTTTGGTACTTCGCTGGAAGGTGAAATCTACCAAATGAACTTGGCCTCCAAGTCTTTGTTCGGCGACAGCACTGCCGACAACACCCACACCTTTGGTAACTACACCAAGTACCTCGCCAACAACGGCAAGAGCTTGGACTACGTTGTCACCACCATCAGCTTCAACGAAGAAAACGATAACCAGTCGGTGCTGTTCACCCCTGCGCGTTTCATCAACAAGGCTGAGTACGCTGTGACCAGCGTAGTGGCGGCAAAGCCCGAAGTGCAGAAGATGGTCTTGATGACTCCGTACCAAGCGGATGCGTCTGGCCGTGCCCCAAAGCTGGAAGCACCTGCCCCCAAAGCCGCCGCACCTGTGACAGTTGCCGATGCTGTGGCCGAACCCACCAAGCGCGAAAGCAAGAAAGCTGAAGCCCCCGCTCCGACTGCAAAGAAGGACTTGGGTTCTGTGGTCGCCGCATGGACTGACGAGGAGTAAGCATGAGCTATGGTTACAGCCAGAACTTGGTGTACGCCAACAAAAAGGCCAGCATCAAGTCTCTGGGCGTAGCCTTGGGCCGTGTATGTATTCTTGAAGGCGTAAGCGTGAGCCATGTTGCTGATTCTTTTGGAGTTAGTCGCATGGCCGTTTACAACTGGTTCAAAGGGGACTCCGTGCCCCACCCAGACACTCACGCCGCCATCGAGAAGTTCATGCGCAGTATCAAGCGTCGCCGCAACAAACAGAAATAAACATGTCCAGTTTTGACCTACTCGACACCGTGTTGCCCACGGAAGGGCGGTACTGTGTTTTCGGATACGGTCGTTACCCAGACCAACGCTTTGCAGATACACGAGAAGAAGTCGATGCGATAGCCGCTGAGTTTGTCCGCCGCAAAATAGATGCGTATTTTGGTTGCGCCAAATATGGCCCACTGAACAACAGGACACATGAGAACGCCACGTACTTCCGCGCACTGTGGATGGACATTGACTGCGGCCCCACCAAGGGTGTCCCAGACGAGAAGGGTGTCATCAAAGGCTATCTGACCCAAGACATTGGGTTGGCCGAGTTCAAAAAGTTTTGCATGGCCGTTGGCATGCCACGACCGATTCTGGTGAGTTCCGGTTACGGGATTCACGCTTACTGGCTACTCGAAGAAGTAGTTACCCGCCGCGATTGGGAACCACTTGCCAACCGACTCCGTGAGTTGTGCGTCGAGCAAGGGCTGATCGTTGATTCTTCAGTGTTTGAGGCTTCGCGTGTTCTGCGCATCCCCGGCACCTTTAATTTCAAGCAGGACGAACCCAAGCTGGTAACAGTCCTTAATGAGAAAACACAGCGCCTGACGTACGAGCAGTTCAAAGAATTACTCGGCGCACCTGAACCCAAAGACGATGTACCCGACTTCATCCCGCGCTCGATGAGCCCGATGATGGAGGCCCTGATGGGCAACAAGGTCAAGAAGTTCAAGACCATCATGCTTCGGTCCGCCGAGGGTGACGGTTGCCAACAGCTGCTGAATTGCTTCGAGAACCAAGCCTCTATTGAAGAACCCTTATGGCGTTCTGCTTTGTCGATCGCGGCGTTTTGCTCCGATGGCGATGCCTCTGCGCACAAAATGTCCAAAGGGCACCCTGAGTATGACCCCGCTCAAGTTGACCAAAAACTTGCACAGCTCCGCGCCAAGGGTGGCCCACACCACTGCGCTACGTTTGCGAAGCTGAATCCAACTGGGTGCGATGGTTGTCCACACAAGGGCAAGATCAAATCACCGATCGTGCTCGGCATGGAGATCGAGGAAGCCGACCCGGACGACAACGACTTTGTGGTTGCCGACGAAGAGACTGGCGAAGAAACGCACTACCACATACCCGAGTATCCGTTCCCATTCTTCCGTGGCGCAAAGGGTGGCATCTACCGCCGAGCCAGCGAGGAAGAAGACGAACCAGCATTGGTGTACGAACACGACCTGTACGTGGTCAAGCGCATGAAAGACCCCGAGGTTGGGGAAGTTGCGCTATTCCGACTGCACCTGCCGCACGATGGTGTGCGCGAGTTCAGTATTTCCACAGCATCCATTTCCGCAAAAGATGATCTGCGCAAGCAGTTGGCCCACCACGGGGTCATGGCGCACCACAAACAGTACGAGAACCTTGCTTCGTTTGTTGTGGCATTCATCAAAAATTTGCAGTACGTAAAAAAGGCAGAAACCATGAGAACCCAATTTGGATGGGCCGATGCGGACAGTAAGTTCATACTCGGCGACCGTGAGATCACCAAGGACGGTGTGTTTTACAGCCCACCCTCCAGCACCAACAAAGACGCCGCTGAGAAGATTCACGTCAAAGGTGACTTCGACAAGTGGAAGGAAGTGTTCAACCTCTACGCCCTGCCGGGGATGGAGCCCCACGCATTTGCCGCACTCACAGCGTTCGGCTCCCCACTGCTCAAGTTCACCGGCTTGGAAGGCGCGATCATCAACATCATTTCCCCGGAGTCAGGCTCGGGTAAGTCCACAGCCCTGTACATGTGCAACAGCGTGAGCGGCCAGCCGAAAGAGCTGACCTCCATGTTCAAGGACACGTTCAACGCCAAGATTCACCGACTCGGTGTGATGAACAACCTCGCCAACACGATTGACGAGATCACGAACATGAGCGGCATGGAGTTCTCCGATCTGTCGTACAGCATCAGCCAAGGCCGTGGCAAAGACAAGATGAACGGCTCGACCAACACGCTGCGCGTCAACAACACGAAATGGCAGGGAATCAGCCTTTGCTCCTCCAACGCCAGCTTCTACGAAAAGCTCGGGGTATCCAAGAGTACGCCGGATGGTGAGTCGATGCGTCTGCTTGAGTACAGGGTGGACCACAACAACATCATCTCGATGGAGCACGGCAAGCAGATGTTCGACCACCAACTGCGGGAGAACTACGGCCATGCAATGGAGCCCTACGCCCAATGGCTGGTGAACAACAAAGAGGAAGCAGTCGATCTGATGCGCCAAGTTCAGGCCCGTATCGACAAAGAAATTCAGTTCACCCAGCGTGAGCGTTTCTGGTCTGGTGTTGCCGCTTGCAACATCGCTGGTGGCCTGATCGCCAAGAGCCTCGGCTTGCACGACTTCGACATGAAGGCCGTCTACGAGTGGCTCAAGAAGATGCTGAGCGAAATGCGCCAAGAAGTGAAGCCCCCACAGGCATCGCCAATCACAGCAGTCGGCGAGTTCATCAACGCACACATCTCTAATGCGCTGGTGGTCAACGGTGAAGTGGATGCCCGGAGCAATCTATCGGCACTCCCATTGCTGGAGCCCCGTGGTGAGCTGATGATCCGCTACGAGCCCGACACCAAAGAGCTGTACATTGCGGCCAAAGCGTTCAAAGACTTCTGCGTACGTCAGCAGATCAACTACAAGGGCACCCTCAAGGAGCTCCAGCAACTGGGTTGCTACACCGAGGCTATGAACAAGCGGATGTCGAAAGGTATGAAGATGGTGTCCCCCGCCGTCCGAGTGCTGAAGTTCGACGCCTCGTCTTCAGAGTTTTTGCAAGTGGACGTACAACTGAGTGCAGATGAAGATCGAAACGGTAGCGTTCCAGATTGACTGGAAGAAGTTCCGAAAGGGGTACTCCTTTTTTGTACCCTGCATCGACCATGAAGCGGCCAGACAAACACTGGCCGTGGTCACCAAGCGCCTGAAAATCAAGACCATCAGCAAAGTGGTGGTCGAGGAGGGCATCAAGGGCTTGCGCGTTTGGCGCGTATAAATTACACTTGGGCCGCTGGTTGATGATCCAGCGGTTTCTCCTTGATAGTTGGTTCTTCCTGTTACCCCCCGGTTTGCGCCGGGGGGTTTTTTCATTTCTGGCGGTTCTTTTCTTCCCGCTTGTCTGCCGCAAGTCGGGATGGGAGCAGTGTCTCCGCGAATGGACCTACGTTCTTCTCGGTCAACGTGATGCCTCGGAAAGACTTGGCACGTTGCTCCTGCTTGCGCTCCAACGAGTCCACAAGGTTGTCGGTCGTGATTTGGTACGTGGGGTACTTGTTGTTGAACTTCTGCATATCACCGTAGTATTCGGTGTAGGCATCGAAGTCTTTCTCCCGGTACGCACGGTCGATCTGATTCATGATCTTGGTGCGCTCGTTCAAAATCTTCTGCTCAAGGCCGATGACTTTGAAGGTCACGTACTGCGTATTCGCAAGCAGGTCTGAGCGGAAGCCGACAGCTTGGAAGATCAACTCGCCTGTGGTGAACGCATCGCGAGACAGAATCTCCGCACCCTTGTTGTCCTTTGCGCCCTCTTCGTAGTAATTAGCTGCGTTGATCCAGTTACGGAAACCAGCAGGGGCGGCTTTGAGGACACCCTTCTTGTAGTCACCCTGCATGAACGCATCGTACGAGTCGATAAGAGACAAGATCATGTTGGCGGATGGGCCAGCCTTCTCCACTGCCAAAGCTATGGCGCTTTCGCGTGTGGTTGCAGTTTCTTTGGTGTCGCGCAGCCACATGTTGTTCAGGCTCGTACGGCTGGAGATGTCCACACCTGTGATGGCGTTGACAGGGCCGCGCTCAATGACGTCGGCGAGATCGTATCCAGCAATCTGAGTACCACCAAGCTGTTCCTTGAGCCAGACAGTGCGCCACCACAACTCGTAGCTCATGTTCTTGACTTCCTCGGGCCACTCATCATCCTTGAGGGAGTTCCACATCGCGCCGAGCAAGCCCATGACTGTGCTGAAACCCCACAAGCCGACTGCGCCGCCGAGCACCCATGTGTGGCCCATAGTGCCGAAGAACTTCTTGGCCGCTTCAAACCGAGTGCGACCGTTCATTGGCTTGACCATCTCCACAAAGTTCCTACCCAAGAACAGGGTCATGTACACCGGGTACATCATGAACTGCGTAAGAATTCTGCCCGGAGCGCCCTTCATAAAGTCAGGGCGGTTGTACTGGCCGTAGTTACCAAGGGCTTCGTTGGTATCGTAGACAGCGTTGTCCACCGAGGTCTCATGATCCCGACCTGCTTTGCGGTTCAGTCGGTACGCTGCAAGGAACATGGCCTCACGAGACATACGTTCAGTCGAGTGCATCAACCCGCCGAGCACCAGTGCGCTGACAGTGTCTTTGGCAAACTGCACCTTGGGTGAGGGAATATCGTCGGTCGGCGTGGCCTTGTAGCCCAGCGCATCGCGTGCGTATGTGGAAGTGGTCAGATCACGACCCATCATGTCTTTGATAGCGCGGCGCTCATCTTCGCTGCGGGTGACGTTTTCAATAGATGGAGGTGCCCAAGAGAAGGTGCCGTCGGCGTTTTTCTTCATCACACCGAACTCGTTCCACACCTTGAGCATGTTGCCCATCTCGGCGTAGGCTTTGCCGACACCGTACTTTGTAAGCACGGGGATGCCAGTCTGAAACAAGCTCAATGGCTGGAGTACCGCCGAGGAGATACCGCCCAGATAGAAGATGAACGAGAACTTGTTGAGCGCAGCTGCGATTTTCTCGCCAAAGGATAGCTCGCCCACCGACAGTTCATCAGACACACGTCGCTCAAAGGTGGCAACGTAGGGCTCATATATTGGGCGGTTCTTGATCGAGTCACGAGCCTGAGACAGCGAGTTGCGCAGCAGGGGAGCGTACTTGATCCGGGCAAGCTGAGTTGCCATCTTGGTGGTCGTGTCGGCCACGTTGCGCAGCAAGTCGGTGCGGAAACCAGCGAAGCCCTTACGGTGAATGAACTGCTTGCGGAAACTCTGCTCGGGCATTGTCTGCAAGTAGAGCTGGTACACCGCATCCTTGAGCTGTTCCTTGGCTTCTGGGGTGAAGTCAGTCTTGGCCCCGGTCTTGTCAATCTCGGCAAACACACCAGACAGAAGCTGGCTGTTGCCGACTGTGGTTTTGCGCAGGGCACTGATGTCGTTGCCGTACACAAACTCTTCCGACTCCAGCAAGTCTTCCATGTTCCGGGCCCGGCGCTTTTGGAACGCAGCATCCGATTCACCGGGCTTTTGCTTCACTTTCTCGTCGGCAAACCCTTGCATCGCACGGTCACGCTCGCCCATGCTTTCAAACATGAAGAACTTGCGAGTCTCGCCTGTGCCGATCGACAACCAGAAATCCCCACGGCGCACCAGCGGGAAGTACGGAGTGATCTTGCTTCCGGTCTCGTATATCGCCCTGATCTTCTTGATCAGGTTGGCCTGCTCCGCGATTGGCAGACCCGACTGTGTGATTTGGTCATCAAGCAACTTGGAGAAGGTGTTCGACAGAATCTCAAAGTGGCGCTTGACGCGGTTGTAAATGCGCTGACCTTCTGGGCCGAGTGCAGCGTATTGCGCATCGAGGTCTTTGTTCCGAACAGTCTGGGACTTGTCCGCTGGGTCGTACTCGGCGAGAGTAGCCATGTGCGTGATTCTGTCCAGCTTCTTGCGCAGGGTTGGGTCCTTGCGGAATGCACGAGAGATGTCGTTGGTCAGATCACCCGCACCCTTGAGAAGCGTCTCAGTCATGCCGCTCATTTTCTGCATCAACTTGTGGGTGTTGCGCAGCTCGGGAACATCTCGCCCGGTTATTTCCACGATGAAGTCGTTCGTCATCACGCGAGTCAAAGCTGCGCGTGCGCCGAGGTTCATGCGGCTGTAAAGGTCACGGATAGCCGGGATTACCTTGCGGGGGTCCTGCGCCATCTGCAGCAAAGACACTGCCTTGCTGTATTCGTCCCCGTTCTGGGACTCCTCAAATTTAGCGTTCGCTACTTTTACCGCACGGTTCAGCTGTTGCTGGGTACGGACTGCATTTCCAACCGACGAAGTTTCGCCACCATCTCCGGCAGGCTGGCCGACTTGTCCAACACTTTGAGCGCTTGCTCCAACCCCTGCCGGTACGCTGGGTCCTCCTTGTCCTGCTGCGCGTTCGCCTTCCATTGGCTCAGAAGCGCCTTCATCTCCGATTTGTTGGTAGCTAGCGTCCGCGAAGCGGTTGCCACGAGGTTTGATATTGCCACTGCGGAACTCCTTGTTCAAAAATTGGAAGATGTCATCGTTGTCATTGATGACTTTGGTCAGGTCCTTTTTGGCCTGTTGTAAATCAAACGATGGGTGAGTGTCAAGCAGCGTCATGATCTTCTGCATCTCAGAAGCAAACTCGCCGCCGTGGTTGCGCACACGGTAGTGCGCCATCTCGTGAACCATCGTGCCGATCATAGACACTGCAACTTGCGCAGGGGTATCACGCAGGTCGGTCGTAGCCGGGTTGATGAACATGCCCTTGAACGGCACCACGATGCTGACACCGTAATACTCGTTGTCAATACTCACGCCAAAGGCTTGATCCGCCATACCAGAGTATGAGTTGTCAACCGACAACAGAGCATCACGCAGCAGGTGGAACGTCTCGCCGATTGCCGACAGGTACTTGTTGACACGAGTGGCACCGAATTGGTCACGCGCAAGGTCGGACAAAGACTGAGGGGTGCCAGTAGGTGCTTGGACAGGTATATCGTTCATAGCCGCCCACTCAAAAACTTTTGAGGGGACGCCAGAATAGTCAACAATCTTAGTCCTGCCGGGGCCGTATACACTCGTGGTACCGTACACGCTCATCCAAAAGCGCCCGTTACCGAGATCAACCATCTCGTATCTTTCGGGGTCACTTGCCACTAAATCGTCGAGCGCCTTCTTTGCATCTTCTTCAGACACAACATTTGCACCCGTCGCCGTGTTGTCGTGGATCATGACCTTGGTCGAGTCGATCTCATTCTGCGGAATGGTCAGCTCGTCAATACGGATGCTCGTCTTCTCCAAGTCTTTGGCAGTCAACTCAGGCAGTGCGCGGTTGTTGACGTACAGCACGCCTTCACGAACTTCCACTTCGTCGCCGGGCTTGATCAGCGTGAATGCGTTGTCACTCGGAGGGGCGGTCGGCTCCAATTCTTTTGCTTCAGTCATCGACCCATCAGAGTTGACGTACTGCACCGTGCCAAAGTTCTTGACACCATCGGCCAGATCGAGCTGGCTGTAGATGGCGGTAATGTAGTTGAAGATTTTGCCGAAGTCGTCTTTGGCTACAGCTGAGAAGTTCTGGCGATTCAAGTCAAACGGATACCCAGCATCTTCTGGCTTGACGTTCTCGGCGGGGGTCACGTCTACATAAAACGTGCGCTTGATTTGCTTACCCTCGAATCCGGGACGGTCCTTGATCGACATGTCAAATTGCCACAACCCGTTGGACAGCACATGGGTGTTGCCTCTATACGGTGGGTCTGTCTTCTCTTTGGACACGTAGATACGTGCAGTGCCCCAAGCAAAGTTGACGTTTGCAAATGGGGTGTAGTCGTTGACAGGAAAATTGGAGCCGATTGGTAGCTGCTCCGGGCCATACCCGTAATCGACGCTGACATCAATGTCACCAAACAGCGGGCTGAACTCCAGCACGGGGGCGTTCTTTAGGTCCCACTTGCTGAAGTTAATTTTTTCCTGCTCGCCAGTGGACTCGTTGGTGAAAGTCTCAGGAATAGTCACAGTCACCGCAGTGCCGTGGCCATCGGGGAACAGAGTTTCAATATAGCGCTGAACGGTCTCTGGGTCTTCAGTAACTTCGATGTTAGGCCCTCGGTCTGGATCATCCAGCGCGGCTTTCAAGTCATCACCGTTGGTGACCATGCGAGAGATCACACCATCGCGCAGCGACACGACTTCAAGCTGCTTGTTCTCAAACAGGAACAGCATCTTGGCAACGCCGAGGCCACCGGACGCACGCTTTGTCTCTTTGACAGTACCAGCAATCTGCAGGAACTGATTGCCCATCACGCTGGTCGGCATACCAAGGCCGTTGTCCACAACACGGATAGAGCGGTTGGTATCGTCGATCTTTACATCAACACGACCTTTGGTCAGCTGCCCTTGTTCCAGCGAACCCTTGATGGCGTCGAATGAGTTCTGGAACAGCTCTTTGATCGAGACCAGCGCAATATCTTTTGGCGTGCCGTACAGCTTGGAGCCGAGCATCTTGGCCAGACGCTGCACGTTCGCACTAGGGCGAGCCTTAATTGTTGTTTCTTCCGGCAGCGGCTCGCTGGCCTTTGGCTCTTCCTTCTTGCCAAACCCAAACATAGAGCTGGCTTGCTCCCCACGCGCTTGGTACTGCGGTGCACGAGTGCTCAGGATGGTGTCGGTCACGACGATCAAGTCGGTCAGAGCGTTGGTGGTGTCGTCGCCCATGCCAAACAACTCGCGGATGCCGCGCACGAAACGGTTGAAGTACGAGGTGTCTTCCTCGTAGCCTTGGGCCTTCATCAAAAACTGCTGGAACTCTGGGTCGGTCATGCCGTACGCAATGAACTCGCGAGGGTCTTCCAACACTTCGCCTCGGTCGGCGAGCAAAGAGAGATACTCGGGCAGCTGCCCCTTGGCAGACATGTCGTTGAACGTGCTGATGGCACTGTTCATTGTGCGGAGCAAGTCGGTTGCCGAGCGCACCAGCGGCGAGTTGAGGCTGACACCCTTCTTGATTGCTTCGATAGCCAGAACAATCTTGCGGTTGGTGGCTGCGTGCAGCAGCTCGTGCAGGATGGTCAGGTTGTTGACGCCTTGGTTTTCGCCAAAGGACGCACCGCGCACATAGATCACACGGTCGCCCGTGTTGTAGTTCTCGATGTACAGCGCAATGGAACGATCCCAGTGACGGGCATTCTTTGCCGACTTGAGCTGAGCTGGCAGCTCTTGGCCTTCTTCGATAACCACAAACTTGACGTTGGTTACAAAGCTGCGCAGGCGCTTGCCAAGCGCCTTTTGGAAGTCGTTGCCCGTCTTGATGATGTGGTTCAGGGCTTGGACACCGTTGGTGAACTTGCCAAACGTAGTATCCGGCGTGCCCTTGGTCACACGGGAGGAGCTTGCCTGCTCGCCTTGAGCCGCAGCCTGCGCACGCTTTTGCGCCTCCATACCTGCTTTGAGGTCGGCCTTTTCCTTCTCGGAAATGTCGGGGCGGGCCAGCGCAGCTTTGACACGTTCACCTACCTTAGTACCCCGAAGCAGCGGGTCGGCCTGCAGTTGGAGCAAGCCCTTGATGGCTTCCCGGCGCTGGGCTCGGTGGTCGGCCAAAGCGGCTTCGTAATCCTCGTCCGTCTCAAAGTCACCTTCGTCGGGCATCGTAGCCAGCTCGTCCAGCTTGTTTGTCAGTCGGAGGATTGAACGCTCAGCCTTAGCCTTCGCAGCCTGCACAGGCTTCTTGCCCTCGGCACGTTGTTGCTTCTCTTCCTCAGTCAGAACAGCGGGTCGGCCACGCTTGGTCTTGGGTGCAGCGGCGGCGGCGGTAGTAATTTCCGCAGTCGGCACAACTTGTTCTGTCGAACCTTCGCCTTCAAACGTACCAGCAGCGTTAGGGAACTTAACTCGGGTGTATGAAACACCGTTTTCTTCCACCGGGTTGCTGATAACTTTGACGGGGTATCCCTGCCATAAAGTTGGCTGTTCAGTTGGCTGTTCAGTTGTCAGTGCAGCGGGCTGCTTGCTTTCTCCCGCCACAGTGCTTGTAGCAGCCTGTCCAGTTGGAACCATTCCAGTTGGCTGAGTGACTCCAGCTCCTGCGGGGGCGGTGATGCCACCGGGCTGTCCAGCCATTCCAGCGCTTGTTCGATCTGCGGCACCGACAGCGCCTTCGAGTTCGGCTTGTTCATCTGCTTGCGCCTCCTCTGTAGCTTGTTGAATAGCCAGTTGGTTTGCTTGTTGGGGCTCCATACCGCCGTCAACAAACTCACGGGTCAGCTCAATGATGCGGGGGGCCAACACCTTACGCTTTTCAGCTTCTTGGGAAGCCAGCATCTGCTCGGCTTGCACCTGCGCATCCTCTGTGGGGATACCCGTGGCTTCGATCTCGGCGGTAAGAGCGGCCAGCTGTTCTTCTTTTGAAGCAGTGGGGGGCGCAGGTTGTACCGAGGGGGGCGCAGGTTGTACCGAGGGGGGCTGCGCAGCGAACCCTTCTTCGTCAAACGTGGGTTCGATCCGCCCGTCGAGGGTTTCAGCAGGAGGAGTTCCAGCAGGAGGAGTCCCAGCAGGAGGAGTCCCAGCAGGGGGAGCTTCGGCAGTTTGACCGGGGGGCACCATCTGATTGCGGCGCTCGGGGACCAAGAACCCTTTTTCTTTTGCCGCGAGCAGGGCTTGGTAGTACCCCGAATCGTCGGGACGCTCATACTTGGGAGCGCTGGACTGTAGTGCTTCCGACAGTTTTTGGACGCCTTTTGCGCCGCCGATAATCGTACCGGCTTGAGCACCGGCTTGGATAACCGTCTGGCGCAGTGTCTCTTCCAGCTGCTGGTACAAGTCAACCAAGCTGGGGTTCTTGTTCAGGCCGATTCCGGGCACGACGTCAATGCCGTACTGCGTAGCGGTGGTAGCCAGCTCGGGTGGTATTTCCTTTGCAACCGCCATCCCAACGTACTTTGGAATAGAGTCATATCCGTACTTGGCTACGTGCTTGGTCAGGCCAGCAAACGCCTTTTCCATACCAAACCGCTCGAAGAAAATCTCCGCAGCGGCCATAGGAATAGCACGCGCAGCGGCGGCTTCGGGGGATTTACCCGCAGCTCGGGCTTGACCGTAGGAATCACCAAACTGCTGGATACCCGACTGTAAGAGAACGGGGGCTGCGGTGCCTGTCAGCACGCTCAAGGCAATCATAGGGGTCTGCACCGCCAAAGAAGCAATAGCTTGCTGCGCCGAGCGTTCAAAAATGGTGTCCCCTTTGGGGATGGCTTGTTGCCCAGCCTCGACCATACGGCGGGTATTGGCCAAGTTACTCTGCATCTGCTTGTTGCCGGTGATGTCGGCAAAGACGTTCATCAAGCCGAGGCCCGTCTGCGTGGCCCGTACACCAGCTTCCGCGCCAACACGGCCAAGGAACCCAGAGTCTTTGAGCTCTTCGCGCATTCGCGCTGCTTCTTGGTCGGCAATCTCACCTTCGACGTCCCGGGTCATTTGCTGGAGATCAGGACGTGCAACGCCTTGTTGAGCTTGCTGTCGGGCAAGGTTCAGGGCTGCCTCGGCATTCATGCCTTGTTTAATGAAGCGCTGCTGTTGCTGCTCCAGACGCAGGTCGGTCAGGTCCTGAAGCGCGGTGGGTTGTGCCTTATCCCTAGCTGCGTATCGGCCTTGGATTACTTTGGCTGCACGCCCGTAAACGTCTGGGCGTTGGAGCATCTTCTCAAGCGCAGCGGTGCGCTTGGCTTCCGGCATTGCATTGAGTTGCGCTTCCAGACCCGCCACAAACTCGGGGCGAATCATCTTGTCTTCGGTCGGGAGGGGACCGGGCATTTGCTGCCCTTGAAGCACGCTTTCCCGCTTGGGCGCAGGTTTGTTGATGAAGTCTACAAGCCCAGAAGTTGGGCCAAAAGGCGCAGGCTTACCGCCTTGTGGGGCGGCGGGCGCGGGGGCAGGGGCAGAGTCTTGTCTGGGGGCCGACTCGGCTATGAGGCGCTTGACTGTGGCTTGAATAACCGATGGATCGGTGCCGTCGGGAAACTCAAGAATTCGTCCGTCAGCCAGTTGCGCTTCGATAGCCATAAATCCCCTTTAGCCGGGGAGCAAGTTCCCCTGTGCGTCAAATTGTAGACGAGTACCGCCGCCTTGTGGGGAATTAATGTTTACGGCTGAGTTTCTTTTTGCGTTAGCCCGGACCCCAGCTGCCGCGTCTTGCAGCATTTTTTGCTTCCCGGCTGCATCTGCCTTCAGATAGTCGGGCGTAAACTTTATTTTTTGCTGGGCTTCGGTGATAGCTTCGCCCAACCGTACCTCCAAACCAGCCTCACCCAGACCTGCACGAGTGGGGCCAAAGTCCGAAGTCTTAGTCTGAGCCACGGCACGGCGAAGGGCATTCACGCGGTTAAGCGTAGCATTTGTCGGATTGGTTTCGTGCGCAATCTCCGCTTCAGCCAGCTGTTCGTTGATTTTCAGGGGCTTAGGGGCACCGGACCCAGCGGCTTTAGTCGGCTTGGTAGCAGTGGCAAACTGGCCAGCCACTTTAGCCAGCGCACTTGCTTTCCTGATACCGAACTGCTGCGCGGCATCGTGGTCTTTGCGAGCCTGATCAGCTGCCGCAATCGCATCGCGGTTGAGACCCATACGTTCTTTGCGCAAAGCATCGGCGGCGTTTATCTCCATATTCATCAACGAACGTCTCTGAGCGGAGTCAGCACGCAGGGCTTGGCCGTAAGACTCAGCAAACGCGCCACCGGCACGGCCAAGACCTTGCGCCAAACCACGACCTTGGGTTAGAGCGGCAGCTGCTTGGAGTGCAGCTAGACCACGACTTTGGCGCAGTTCTTTTTCGCTGTCGCCGCGCATGGCGGCAATTTTTTCCTTGATGTCGGCGTACGGGCTGGGGCCAGCGCCTTCTTCCAGCATCTTGCGGCGGCTGGTGATCGCTTCGTTGTACTTCTCAGCCGACATGGGGGTGTATCTAGCACCGGCTACGTTAGCAAGCATTTGCGGAAAGAGCCCGGTCAACTTCTTGTAGACCTCGGGATTACCCTCACTAGGCATCATCCCGCCCACCAACTGGCCAAGCCCAGCTTCGTTTTCATCCTCGTCGCCCGAAAACGCCACGACGCCGCCACCGGCCATCATTTGTTCTTGACGCTCTTGGGGGATGGCATTGAACGCATTGCCGAGACCCGAACGGATTGAGGCACGCTGTGCCAGCTCTTGGTCAATCTGGGCTACCTGCGCCACATCCTTACGGGACATCGCCATATTACGGGCTTGACGCAACTGGGCGTCAGAGAGCTTGTCCAGAATGTTATCGACGTTTTGCTCGTCAGTGACACTGCCGCCTTCGGCGTAAGAGGAAACGGTACCGCCTTTGGCTCTGCCCATCATCTGGCCGATACCGTAAGCGCCCATACCGAGAGCACCGATGTTTTGCGCCATAGTCGGCTGCGCCGCATACATAGACTGCACTGTACCCATGGGAGTGCCACGGATAAGGTTCGACATGAACTCCAGCTGCTGATATGGATGACGCTGTTGGTTGAGGAAGTCCTGATACTGCTGAGACAGACGTTGCTGTTCGAGGGCTTGTTGCTGCCCGCCGAGCTGACTCTGCAGACCGATGGCTTCCTTCTGTTGACCAAACTGCTGTTGGCCCAAAGCACCCAACTGACCCGCACCTGTCATGGCTGCCTGCAGGGCTTGAAGGCCCATAGAACCACCAAACTGCCGCGACTGTTCAGCCAACTGCTGAGCTGACTGCCCGAATTGAGCGCGTTGCGCTGCTTGCTGGGCTGCTTGGCTGGATGCAAACTGACGAGATGCCTCTTCGGCTTGTTGAGCCGACAACCCGTACTGGGCTTGCAACTGCGCAGCGGTCAGACCTTGACCTGCGCCAAACTGACGAGATTGCTCGCGCAGACGCTGAGCTTCCATCGCCTGCTGTTGGTTGGCAAGTTGAGCCTGCAAATTCTGCCCAGCACCAAGCTGCTGGACGCCAAGTCTGGCTGCAAGGTTTTGCTGGCCCACGGTTAAGCCCGCGCCTTGGTTCGCTTGCTGTGCTTGCAGGCCGTAGCCCTGCTCGGCATTGAATTGCTGTTGCGCGTTTTGGAACGCCTGCTGCAAGCCGCGAGCCTGAATGTCACCTTTTTGCTGGGCCAGATTGCGTGCAGCTTCAGCATCCAAAATGGCTTGGCGGCTACCACCAAACGCACCAGCGCCTACGGCTTGTGCACCGCGCTGAGTCCCTGCGATGTCCGCAGCTCGTTGCGCTTCGCGTTGCTGAATGTTCACCACATTCTGCATGTAAGGGTCCATGTACGCTTCGGCAGTGCCGGGCTGGCGGAAAGACTGGGTGCTCACCCGCTCCGCAGGGCCCATCTGAAAGTCCTGCAGAGCTTGCGCTTGCACGCGATCCGCGCCAAACTGCCCCGCTGCGTATTGACCCGGCGCTTGGAATTGGTTTTGGAAATTGGCGGACTGGTAGGGATCAAACCCTTGGTATTGGTTCTGAAATTGACCGGGGGTGTATCCCATGTCCAGAGCACGTTGCGCTGCAGTGCCAGCAATACCCATACCTTGGCCGATAGCTGCGGATGGCCCCAGATTCTCAGCGCCCGTAAAAGCTGTGTTTTGTAAAGATTCAAACCCTGCAATGCGCTTTCCGCCGTAAGGCGTGTAATCGCGTTTAGAAAGAGCTTCGCCTCTGGCCAGTACGTCTTGTGCTGCCGGTTTTGCCCAGTCTGGCAATTCAGTTACTGTGGTTTGGGTACCGCCGCCACCGCCACCGCCGCCGCCACCATAAATGATGCGCCCGCCTTCTTTGCGGGTTACGGATTCGCCAAGGGGTTCACCCAAAGCTTCAAGTTGTCGGCGGGAGTAGCTCATGATTGCTCCGTGCTCAAAATTTTTGTGTACAGCTTGTCTGTGTGCTTGTAGCCAAGATACTCAAACAGCTTTGAATTGTCCATATGGATTTTCGTGTGCATGATGATGCGATTGACACCATCCGCACGCAGGGCTTCTTCCGCAAACTGGAATAGACGGATACCCGTACGTCCCAGTCGATGTTCTTTTCTGAGGAAATAAATATCCTCAAAGGCTGTCTTGCAAGACTTATAGTGTAAATGCGGTTGCACAATAAAGATAGCGTAACCGATTAACCCATTCTCATCTCGCGCAGTAACGCACCGCAAAAGCCCCGCCACATAGAGTCTTCCGTAGCCTTCATAGTCGGGCATGAGTGGGAAGTCCTTGGTGACGCACAACTCGTCGTAGTGCAGCGGGATGACTTCCTTCAGCTCCTCGATGAAGGTAGCGGGGTCTTCTACAGCGTACTCAATCATGCGGGCAGCAACTTAGCAGCACGGCTATTTACAGCCACTTTGTTTTTGCCGATTGACTTTTTACGAGCCTTTTGGACCCGGTCCATCATGGCGTACAGCTTACGAGCACCAGCTTCCGTGGAGCCGTTACCTAACTCAGAAACGATACGAGCAGGCACAACGAACTCACCATCAGCAAGACGCGCTGGGCGCTTGTTCGCAATCGTTGCAGGAATGGAATCAGAAACGCCATCGCCGGGACCTTTCAAAAGACGACCACCATCGGAGTAGTCGCCGAGGTGGCTTGGACCGCCTTGAGCCAAAGCAGAAAGACCGCCTTCAGCAAAGAAGCCAACAGGCATACTCCGAAACCCACCAAGCTGCCCACTTATTCCGCCGGGAGACTTAAACCCGCTTTCAGCTGTACCGCCCATACCCACAAGCGTGTTGTCACTCGGCGGCGCAGCAGGAGCTTTATGGATGGCGTCGATTATTGGCTTCTGCAGCTGGGACTTGTAATCCGAAAGCAACTGCTCCTGCGGGGCGATTGAGGCAGCCATTCTGGCAAGTTCTTCCGGTGTTGTTGCGCCGGTGCGACCATACATTGGGTGTCCGGGGCCAATAACATGCGACTTGTCTAATCCGCCTTGTGGTCGGCCCAGCATAGTAGAACCGGGCATTTGCTGTTCGCGCTGCTGCGCCATCTTCATCCATCTCTGGAATCCTTGAGGGTCCGCCTGAACAGCGCGGGGGTCAATTCCGCCCGGAGTGCCAAAGCCTCCACTAAAAAGCTGGTTGGAATTACCACCACTACCCATTTGGCCGAACGAGCTGGAGAAGCCTTGAATCGGTCCGCCACTGCCTGCAGCCTGATAACCGTTGGCGTTTGCCTGACCAAACGGGTTGCCGCCTTGATCGCCTGCAGTAAACGTGCCTTGCAGATTGACTTGGCCACCAGCCGCAAACATCTGACCGCCGTTGGTCATCATGGTTTCCATTTCGTTGCGGTCGGACATTTCTTCGATTGGGCCACCTGCTGCGTAAGGCACATAGCGCCCTTGATACTGGAGCGCCTCGGACGAACCTTCCGTGTTCGGACCTTCAGGCATGGTTTGCTCATATCTGTAGCGGAAAGGGTTGGGACCGCTACCCTTGTACTGCTCGGGTTCTTCACCCATCATCATTGGGGACAACGCAGCAAGACCAGACCTTAAATTGCCCGCAGTCATAAACCGCGAAGGGTTTTTACCAACTTCGCTAAGACCCGCTTTTAAAGTGCCCATTGGGGTTGCAGTAGCCAAACGGTTTGCCACAGCGTTTTGCGCGGCTTGTTCCTGCGCATAGACATTCCCAATGTCTGCGGCATTTTGGCTGAGCGCGGTGGGGTATGGCGTGGCAGTCGGCATCGGAGGCGGCATCGCAGTCGCTGTTTGGATAGGGGTGCCAATCGACATAGCCTCTGCGCCTTGCCCCGGACCGAAGTATGACCCACCGCCAAAAAGATTTTTACCCGTCTGGGAAAGATTTGCGGCTTCTGCGCCTAACGGAGTAACAGTAACTCCCGCTCCTTGGCTAGCCAACTCAGGAACAACTGACTGCACTCCGGCGTCTGCAACCGCAGGAGTTACCGAGTTAGCGCCTGCCGCACCAGCGGTGGAAGACAGAGCCCCAGTGCCCGCACCCATCAAACTACTCGCCAACCCAGCGCCGCCGTATGCGCCGAGACCTGCCATCAGACCTTTACCCAGACTGCCGGTACGAGCGGTCTGAACCCCGCCAACCAACAAACCTGCGGTCATAGGGTTAATTAAACCCCCGGTCAAGGGTGTAAGCGCAGCGCCAATCAGGGTGGGTAACATGCGCTTGAGGAAGTTAGCTTCGGGTAAACCCGTATCTGGGTTGAGCGTCAGGGTGCCGCCACCAGCTTTGGCAAGCGCTTGGAGGCCCGAGACTTCCTCTGGGGCCATGTGAACCAACATGGTGTCGCCTTTGCGCCCACGGCTGGCAAGGTGTTGTGCAGCAAGTTCTAGGCTCATTGGGGCCTCACGGAATGGGGGTTGGTTGAGTCTATCATGGGAGAACCGAAGAGACAAACGAAAGTGTGGCCACCACAGAGGGGATGGACGGCATTGGGAATGGGCTGGTCTGGGCTGCGGTGGCGTCAAAAGTCACGGCTGTATCGCTGGACGCTGCCCACATTTCAACGGTGTCCCCGGCGGTCAGTTGCACATAAAAGTTGGCCGCTGCAATGACAAACCCCGGAATACCCCCGTGGCTGGAGATGACGTCAAACTTACTGCCCGTGCCAGCCACGTCGATGTTGTTGATGCGCAACCAAATCCACGCAGAGTGAATCTGGCTGTCGGTGTTTTTTAACTGAACACTGAATTGGTAATTGTAGATGCCAGACTGGTTGACCAAGATGCCGTCCGTGCCATCGTTGACGCAACCGTTGATAAAGTCGGTCTCGTCAAACGTAATCTGCGTAGCGGTGTTGGCCGTGAAAGTCTTGTCCGTAGTGCGCTGAATAGCAGCGTATGGGAAGTTCAGGTACTGCCCGCCACGAGGGCCGATCAACGTGTTGACGTTGCCGCCAAGTTGGTTGAAATACAGACGCAGCACATCGCTGTGCTGGTTGTGAAACCGCGTCTCGTACGCTTGTGGAGCAGCGGGCAGTCGTGGCGGTACAACACCAAGAAGCTGGGTCATGCTTATCTCCGACCGTCAGGACGAATGTCAAGTGACGGAACGCCAAGCTGCCACTGCACACCCAAACCATCCGAGCTGATACGGAACGCCATCTGGCGACCCCGGACACGGACATACACAATCTCGGTAAACTGCTGCACCGTGTAGTTGCGCTGGCCTTGGTAGTTTTGTGCGCTGGTCACTGTGGGAGACGCAGCGGCGCTGTAGTTTGAGCCGGGGTTTTGCCGTGGGCGCAGCGTCATGGTCACTGTGGGGTTGTTCACCGTGGAGCCATCAAACGTGACGTCCGGGATCATGCGCCATGCAAAGCCGTAGTTGTGCCCATCTCCGATGTTCATGTCGGCTGACTGAATGTAGGAGCTGATTGGGCTTGGTGGGTTGGTCGTGCCGTCATTTACGCCGGTTTCGTGGTAGATCAATTGGCCGTTGTAGCCTGCAGCGGTGGGACTTTCGCGCAGGGGGGTATCCAGCCAAGCCGTACGTGCAAGGTTGCCGTAGGACCAGATTTTTTCCAAGTGGTTGTAAATGACGTAGCGGTCAATCACCGTGGAATTGGCCGAGCAGTAGAACCACCAAACTTCGTTGTAGCCCTCATTGGTGCCCGAAAAGAATTGGTACTGCTGCTGCAGGTTGATGTCCCCGAAGATGTACTGACGCAGTGGGCAGTAAAGCGTTTCCACACGACCGGAATACATGTAGAACTTGTCGTAGCCCATCCAGTACACAATGTTGGCCGCTGTTGAGGTGACGTTTGGCCCAGCAATCGAGATGTTGTCACCCAGAATCTGAAAGCTCCAAACAAACGGAGGCCCAAGATACTGCATGGAATACACAGCCGCGTCGGTCCAAACCAAAATCTCTTGACGGGTTTGCTGGTGCGCAACAATAGATGAACCGGTACTCAGGCGGTAGCTACCCGCTTGGTTGGTGATTGCCGGAGACCACAAGGCGTAGTTCTCTTGGTCGGACCATCGGATGAGCAAAGGGTCTAAAACAGCGGAGCCGTAGTCGTTGCAGCCAAACGCAATCGTGAAGCGCGAAGCGTCAGAGATGGCCACAGCGTTGGCGACCGTTGGACAGTCCGTATCTGTTGTGTATGGTGACGGGCTTGTGGGGGACAGCAGCACGGCGCGGTCGTACGTATTTGGGCTGGGGTTGACTTTCCACAAATACAAGCCGCCACCGCGAGGGTTCAAAATCAAGTCCTGCCCGTAATTGTCTTGGCTCCACAACCGCAACTGAATACCTACGCCGATGCCAGCGGGGGCAGGATCGCCCCAACCTGTAAGCGCACCCGCCGTGTTTCCGCCCCAACCACCCGCGCCCCAACCCGTACCGACCGTAAAAATTTCACCGCCAATTGAAATTTGGTACGAAAAGGTGGCCGCTCCAGTGGTGCCGCCGGATGTGGCTGGGGAAGACACCACGATGCTGTATGTGGCAGAGTTAATGTACGTGATGCGAAACTCGCGGTTTAGTGCCGCTGCAGGGATGCCGTTAACTGCGCCAACTACACCAGAGATGGTGACAAAATCGCCTTGTTGAGCGCCATGCCCGGCGTCGTTGATAACCACCGTGGTGGAACCGTTCACCGTGGTAAACGCATTGGAAGCAACGGTGTTGACATCCCGCAGGGG